TAATTCCGGTCGAAGCCGTAGAGCCATCGTAAGTCATCACTATATGATACCAGGTGCCAGTCGTCACCGTCCCTGTCGGGGTGCTCCGCCCTATCTGAATAGTGCCCGTCAAATTCCCTTTTATGAAGGCCGTAATGGCCCCCGTAGCTGTGAATATACCAATGCCCCACTCCCGCTGACTGTCGCCATCGTCCTTCGCTATCAAAGTGGGACCGACTGAGACGGAGTTGAACTTAACCCAAAGGCTGATGCTGCGGGGCGAGGAGGAAACCCCGTCTCCGAAAGAGAAATTGCCGGCATCCTGGCAATTAATCAACTCATTCACACCATCGAACTGCATTGAATAAGTGTTGATGTAAGCCGAAGAGGCTAAGAAGTAAGAGCTTGCGCTTGCCATGTCAAGGGTTCCCTGTTAATTTGACCGAAGCCGCTCCACCGGCAGTCCTTGTAATCGTCACTTTCAATGTGTTTGTGTCCGCCAATGTGATAGGCAATGACGCTGGACTTCCATTCTTTTCATACGAGACGGTGGCTACATTTGAGAGGGTCTCCGTGTCGTAAGTGCCCGTCTGATTGAGAGAGGCGTCAATCGTGGCGGTGAAGTTAAGCACGCTGGCCGAATCAAAATAAAAGAAAAGTGTGCGGGTGTCGAGGGTGCAGACCATAGCTGTCTGTGCCGGAAGGACACTGCTGCTGCCATCGCTGTCCGTGTGAGTGATGTCTGGTAAATTCAATGTGGCGCCAGAGGCCACACTCACATTGTACGTGTCATCACTATTCTTGACCGTAGCGGCTGCGCATGCAGCCGCTGCCGTACATGTGTAACTCTCCCCTGCCGCCTTTGTTATCACGGACGGACTGGCCAGCGCATCTGTTATCGTTACCAACGCCTGAGCAGGGAAGGGGCTGCCTGAGGAAAGAGTGTCGGTAGGTATGTCGCATCGGCTGCCATCGAAATCCACCCACAAGGTGACGTCTGCCGACCACCCTGCCACTTCATCATCAAATCTTTCCGTGAAATCAGTTAGGGTGATTTGTTCATGCCTCAAATGAATGTCCCTGCTGTTGTTTTTCAACTCAGCCATGACGTCAAGCAAGATGCGCTGCGTGTCTGAAAGGACGTCTGTCTCGTTAAATTCACCTGAGACAACCTTATCCATCACCAGAATCTTGAATTTGTTACCAACCTCCCCACGTCCATAGACAGCCCCGTCCGGTGAAGCGAACAGCATCGGGTAGGTGATGTCCCCCGAACTCGCTATTTCCCAAATGTCGCCAAAGCCGAACGTGCTTATTTGCTTGTGCTTTTCGGCAATTTCTTTGAGAGTATCGTAAATGTTGATAAAGCTGTACATGCCTTGCTTTTCAAGAAGTCTTTCAACTTCACCTCATTTTTTTTGTATTTATATTTCTTTTTTTCGGCCCTCATGGGTATCGCTGTGAACAGTTGCAGTCTTATTCTGGATAGTCACTGCTGGGCCCCAGATAAAGGCCCGATGAATAATTTGTTGTCTTCGGATAAATAACATCAATGCCGCTTCCGGGATTGTAATAAAGAGGGTAATCAGATTGATTTTCTTGTAAATACTTCGTTGCCCGCTCCGAGAACCATTCGGCCTTATCCATAAACCTATTTTGCAAGCGGATCAACTCTTCTGTGTCAATGGTAGTGCTGTTCTCTGAATTTTTCTTCACCACGCTCTTATTCATAATCTTATAAGTGAACACGTCAATGCCTTCGTAAAGCACCCAGTACTTTAAGGCTGGTTGCAAGTAGCTGTTAATCAGTGTGGTATTCAATGCTGTCAGCGTTCCCGCAATTTTCTGCGACTTCAGCTCATCGTAAATGCCCGTGCCAACAATCGGGTGAATGTGAATAGACTGAGCCTCATCAATGACAACGCGGATCAGCTTCTCATCCACGTTCTCATCGATCATAGTTGTCTCTTTGATCTCAAGAGGTGCTATAAAAAGAGGGATTGTCGCCATAAATCATTGTCTATGATACCTTTCTTACTAAATTCTGTTTCCAAATGTGTCGGCATAAAGGGATACTGATCTCAGTTCCTGGTTGAGTGTACCATCCGCCTCTGCTTTCCCAAACATTCAAATCCATCTCATTACTTAACGCCTCGATCTCTTCACGCGAATAGAGCCTGTCGAGCCTCAATAATCGCTTACAAAAGTCCCTCGAAGTGGCTATATCCGCATCGCTGAATCCTGCCCTCCACTCATAGCTGTATTTTACAAAAATTTCTTCTGTCTTCGCCCCTTTTCTCTCAATCAACTCAATAGCGTTTCTCGAAGGCACCCGCACGACATGGTCATCCTCATTTGTCGTGGATTTTATCGCTCCATTTTTTTCGAGCCGCAGCAGTGCCGCTTGTACGGTCTTTTCAGATACCCTTACGACTCTCGATATAGCCTTCGCGTCAAGAAGGTTGTCCTTTTCGAGCAAGTCAATGATAGCCCGGTCAGTGGCGTTTAGCTTTGAAATGTAATCGCTTTTTTTTGCGAAAAGAGCCCTCTCACTATCGCGGACGAACTGTATATCCGCCCTCTCCAGAGGGATAGACTCGATTATCTCGAATTTATTTCGATTCAGGCCTATGCGTGAGAGCTTCCACGTTACGAATTCCTTCTTGCTGAAACTACCAGCGGCAGGGCCAGCAGCAGGGCCAGCAGCAGGGCCAAGTCCTACCAATGATCTCAACTCCTCCGATGTCATTGTGTCGATAACCTTCTGCGCAGCGATAGGGGTGAGTGAGTTGAGCTTATCAACAAGGGTCTTCTCCCCATCCCCATCTATCGTATCCAGACCAATCCGTTCGAGTTTGTCCGTGCGCGACAAGACGTTCCACACTTCTGGGGCAAAATAGTCAATTCCAATAGGCTCCAACTTTTTTAAGCGTAATTCCCCTTTTATCCCCGAATCTTCCGACAGGCTTGCAAAAATAGATTCGATGTATTGCTGCCTCGGCCTGACGTAGGTGTTCTGGAAAAGCTCGTTCGCTTCAATTAATTCAGTCCTCCCTCCGAGTTGGCCTTCCGTCTTGATCCCAAACAGCATGGGCGAGGTGACTCGGTGGCCGCTGAATAGCTCTTGCTGTACAGTCAGATTCAATGCCTGAAACTGATCATCACTCTCTGACATCGGTATCACTTCGATTTCTGCGCTGCGATCTTTTCCATCCGAAAAATTCAAGAAAAATTTGCCGGCATTGCCGCTCCCTGCCAGCTTCTCTTTAATCTGTGCCTCTATCTTCTTCTTCTCTTCATCAGTAGGGACTCCGTTGTAGAATTTCAGCATATAAGATGCTGAGAACCCGTTCTTTAAATTGCTGTAATGGTAATTCGCGATCTCAGTGTCTACATCTATATATTGCACCGCTCCTATGTAGGAAGGCAGCGGATACTCCCCAAGGTCGGGGCGGAAGGCTTTGACGTATAACAGCTGCTTCCCTTTCTTTTTCAAAGAGGAATAAGGGGTATAGACCTGCCAGTCGTCCGACTCTTCTGGCTCACGGTTCTTCCTCTTCGAGCCATCCGTGCCTTTAATAAACCAATTCTTCGTGTAATAAAATTCACTACCCTCTTTATTGACGCGAACATTGCAGAAGTCTACGTGAGATAATGAGGCGAGGCTTTGCCCTCCCCTGTCCCAGATGACTTCGATTGCGAATCCATCGAAGAGTTCATAATCTGTTATCACCTTTCGCGTGACCTCATCGAGAGACTCGTAAGGGTTTGCCCTTTCGATAAATCCTTTTAAGTTTTCGCTATCCCCATCCGATGATTCCCACCCCCCACCCAGCACATACATCACTTTTCCATTGATTATAGCATTGTGCTTCGCTGACCGATTGTATAAGTCGATTAGGTAATAGGGGTAGTCGTTGTTCGCGCCAAAAGACACCCACTCCTTGCCTTTCACTTCCAGAAATAAAGGTGGCTTTTGCGCGTCAAATTTCAGGACACTAAAGGTCTCTCTTATCTCGCTCATAGAACATACTGTTTGTCTTGCCCGTCAGCATAGAGATAGGTGTTGAGCGCATCTGCCTCGACAACCTTGAAAAGTCCTTCTTCAAGTAACGTCAATGCGTTCCATTCAGATAAATTCGTGGCACTTTCCTGTTCGTAAACCGAAAACTTCCAGTCGCCAGCGGGAGATAGCTCTACAGTTCCGCTCGTCAGAATCTCAGAGGCGCTCTCTGTAATCGTAAATTTGTTGTAACGCAATGGATAGCTGGAGGTGTCTGATGGCAGGATGAATCGCTTCACCTCCCTTGTCGCTATACACTCGGCTCTCACTAAGTAATAAGGGTTGTCCAGCGTTGCCCTCTCAGATAGAGTTAATATCAACTCATTATTAGCCGATCTGGTTATGACGTTCATATATGTATGTATAAGGGGGGGCGTTTTTGTCATAAAAAAAGCGGAACACGTCCGCTTCTTTCATTTTAATCCCCCTCCCCTCTTATGCAGTGATCAACGTGTCATAAGTAGCCGCAGAGATGTTCAATAACTGCGACTTCTCCTTTGCCTTGAACGTCAGCTCATAGCCACTCCTGTCACCTCGCGCTGTTCCGGTAGTTGCGTTCGATTCCACTAAATCCGCTCCATAATCCATCCCGACCAGCCAATATACGCTATTAAGGTCTCTGACCGCGAAGATCAACCTGTTCTGCGCAAGCAGCTTAATTTCATTTCGCAACTTCGCGGAAAGTTTGTTGAAAATGATTTTGAGTTCTTGTTCCGAGAAAACAGTCCCATTAGCTACAGATACCGTTGTTTTTTCGGTAAGGCTGGCCGTCTCTTTCTCTAAATTATAAGTGTACCAGGTCTGCCTGCTACTGCCAGCAGCAATGCTTATGACACCTGAACTCTCAGTGAAATCTGAGGCGATGACCGCGGTGCCAGGGTGCGTCTTTACTTTTATTTCAAGAATTCCTCCGACCCCATCACGGCAGTCAAGGGCAAGCGATGATGTTAACGTGCAAGGCATTTAATTAAGAGTTAAGGTAGCTTACAACTAAATCAGTAAAGTGAACTGCAACGCCTGCGCGCATCCGCCACCGCATCCGCAACTGCTCATTGTCAGGCGAGTACCAAACCTCGAAGTCTTTTAAATCACTTTCCAGATCGAGGCCCACAACGAAATTTTCCTTATAAGTAGCCAGAATCCTATCCTGAACTGCGGTTGGGAGTGATCCGCCCGCGTCTGTGCCGTTATCCGCATTAAACTCTGGGAACGCTACTACGGTGATATTGCTTCCCGGATAAACAAGGCTCATCGCGTTGTTATCCGCTGCTGAGGGGATGTAGTGATAGAGGTTGTCCACCCACAACTTATTCAACAGGATTCTAAAGGTATCTTGACCGCAATAGACGAGCGGTGACATGTTCAAAATCCTTGCTGGAATTTTAGCAAAAATAATATCCTCAAAAATCCCCCTTACCGTAGATGTGGTGATGTCTGCCTGTTGCGTTGCAGCGATCTCGTCAGAGGCGCTATCTACGGTTGAGATGAACCCATTCATCCGCTTCAACCACGTATCATTGCCATAGTCTGTGTCTCCCTGCACGAGCATCTGTCCAAATTTCTGTGCGATGTTCGCCACCTTCCTGTCAATAATCTGCTGCAGAATTTGGAGCTGATCGGTGTATTTCGAGCCATTTGGCAGGTACTTTTGGGAGAAGTAACCCTCCAGGTCTTTAAGGCAAAGGCTCTCTTCTACTTTCAGAGATGTCGTTGAGATTGACGTCTGCGTCAGAGTGGTGCTGCCCGAAGAGGTATAGCCGCAAGCGCTGCCAGTCTGAGCGGGGGCCGTGCTTTCAAGAATCGGAATTTTCTCGGTTCCCTTGATCCCATTACGAACGTCAACATGATCGAGAATTTTCGAGCCGAGTATTGCCTTTGTGATGATGTCTGCCTTATTCTCCTCAATATAGGCGACAAGCCCTGTTACGTCAAATGCCATGATGTCTGCGTTTTAAATTATTGTTTTAAATTATTGTTTTAAAAAATCTTTCTTGAATTTCTGAAGAGAATCGTAGGTATCCTTGTGCGATTGTTCTTTTGGTTTTGTCGGGGGCTCGCCAGGCAGCTTCTCTATCGCTGATAAGATCTCCGTTGAGAATTTATTCATTTTTTTTTCAGCAGTTTCAGAGGCAGTCTTGAATTCCGCTATCTGAGCATTAATCGCAGCTAAAGCGTCCGCATTTTCTTTCTTGATCTCAGAGAGACTTACCTCGATTTCCTTAAAGTCCATTTCTTTCTTGTTTAAATTTTTTGCCAAATAGCGGAAAGCCGCATTTTCTTTCACGAAGCCTCTAATTAAACTCACAGCTTCCCTTGAGGTCTTCGCAAGACCCTGCTCGATAGAGTTAGCCACAGTGCGTTGCTTTATCGCGGCACACACGCATTCAGGGCACTCAGCCCCAGCGGCAGTCTGCTCCGCTATGCAGTCGTCCCACGGATATTCCTGAGGATTGAACGCCTCTGATTTTCGATAAGCATCACTGTCGAGGTACTTCTCGAATTCGCTTAAATCAGCCTCCTTCTCTTCAACTTTCTTTATATCGATAATTTTACCTTCCTTCACCTCCAATGTGCCGCCACCCTCAATCTCATAACTACCATCAGGGGCGGGGACGCCTTCTATGCTTACGACAACACCGATTTCAGGCGTCTCTCCCTCATAAGAAAGCTCTCTCCCGTCCACAGTCTTCACCG